TAGAGATCAGAGAAGATACAACTTTTATGATCGCCAAGAAAAGATTTAATCAAGCTGTAGATGAAAAAGCTACATTGATTGCTGAAGGTAGACCAAATGAAGGTGATATAATTTATTTACCTTTGATGAATAGTTTTTTTGAAATACAGTTTGTACAAGACCAAGAGCCATTCTTTCAATTAGGACAATTACCAGTTTATAAACTAGTATGTACTAGATGGGAATACAGTTCAGAACAATTGAATACGGGTATTGGTGATGTAGATGCTGCTGAAGACAAATATAGTTTAGATATGTTGGCTCATCAGTTTACTTTAGAGAATGAAGTTGGATCAATGTTATTAGAAAATGATAGCGTAAGTGGTGATGCTAATTATCTATTACTTGAAACTTACGATTTACAAACTCAATCAGCTTACGCTCAAAATAATGATTTAGATAGTGAAGCTGGTTTTGATACATCTTCTGCTGGAGATGATATATTAGATTTTACAGAACGTAACCCATTTGGAGAAGTTGACTTTTAATGTTTGGAAATTATTTTTATAACGAAAGTATGAGAAGAATGACCATAGGATTTGGTCAAATCTTTAATAACATACAAATCAAAAGACGAGATAGTGCTGGTAATATTTCTCAATCTATTAAAGTACCACTAGCGTATGCTCCTAAAGAAAAATTTTTAGCAAGATTAGATGCGCAACCAAGTTTAGAAAATAGAGAGTTTGCTATAACTTTACCTCGTATGAGTTTTGAAATTTCAGGTATCGCATATGACTCTAGTAGAAAATTAACTAGAGTACAAAAATTCAAACACGTTAAGGCAGGTAATGAGGGTAAAGTGTTAAACTATAACTTTGTTCCTGTTCCTTATAACATATCTTACAATCTATACTCTTTCACAGCGAGTGCAGAGGCAGGTCTACAAATTATAGAACAAATATTACCATTCTTTCAACCTGACTATACAGTGACAGTAAACGCAATACCAGAATTAGATATAAAGAGAGATATACCAATAGTCTTAAATAGTGTTAATTATGAAGACACTTATAATGGTGACTTCTCACAAAGAAGAGCTGTTATCTATACATTAGGATTCACTGCGAAAACTTATCTATTTGGCCCTGCGACAACACAAAAAGTTATCAAAGAAACTCAAACAGATTTATATACAGACACAGATACAACTAATAAAGCAAGAGAAGAACGAATTATTATAGTCCCTAATCCTACATCAGCTGACGCAGATGATGATTTTGGGTTTACAACAACAATACAAAACTTTAATGATGGTAAAAAGTATAGTACAACAACCGATAGCGATGAATAAATAGTATAATGGCAATAAACAAAGTAGGATCAAAAGGTATAGAAGACGGGTCAGTCGCAGCGGTTGACTTTGCGCCTGGTACAGTTACTGACGTAAAATTAAATGCAACACAAAATTTATCTTCTAAAACAATAACACTTCCTAATACAAGTGTAACAAATGATATGTTAGCGGGTTCAATCACTAACGCAAAATTAACTAACTCATCTATTACAGCATCAGGAACATCTGTTGCATTAGGTGCTAGTGGTACATTTAATAATTCTTTTGTTGATTGGCAATCTGTCGTAGTATCAGATGGATCAACAGTGACTACAATGGTTTCTGGTAGAGGATATTTTGTTAATAATACAAGTGCCGTAGGTATAGTTAAATTACCAGCGTCTGCTTCTATTGGTGATTTTGTAGTAATAAAAGATTATACTGGTAACTTTGGTACAAACAACTTAACCATTCAAAGAAATTCACATAAAATTCAAGGTGAGGCAAATGATTCATTAATTGGAACAAATAGAGCAAGTGTGGTGTTAATATATGTTGACGTTACTAAAGGTTGGCTTTTTACAGATGAACATAATGTAGCTGATTTACAATTAAATACTTTTATTTCTGCTACAGGTGGTACAGTTGCAACTTCAGGTGATTTTAAAATTCACTCATTTACAGGTGACGGAAACTTTGTAGTTTCACAAATTGGAGCTGGATCGTCTGGTGGTCCAAGTGTTGTAGATTATATAGTTGTTGCAGGAGGTGGTGGTGGAGCAGCTAATGGAGGTGGTGGCGCTGGTGGTTATAGAGAAGCACACTCAACTCCAGTATCAGGTCCATACACTGCAAGTCCTTTAGCAACACCAACAGGTATTACTCTTACAACTCAAACATACCCAATTACAGTTGGAGGAGGAGGAACTTATGCTACTCGTAAGGGTGCTACTTCTGCAGGTTTATCTGGAGGTACTCCTTCAGTATTTTCTACTATTACATCTGCCGGTGGTGGAAGAGGTGGTTGTGGTTGTTATAGTGGAAGAAATGGTGGTTCAGGTGGTGGTGCAAGTCATTGTAAAGCTGTAGGAAGTGGAAATACACCTCCTACTAGTCCACCTCAAGGTCAAAATGGTGGTCCAGGTACAGGCGGCGGTGGAGGAGGTGGCGGCGCTGGTGGCACAGGATCTGCTGGAGGTTCGCATCCAGGAGGAAATGGTGGTGCTGCTGGAGCTGGTACTACATCTCACATCACAGGAAGTCCTGTAGCAAGAGCAGGTGGAGGAGGAGGTGCAGGTTGTGCTTATGGTGCTCCAAATCCTGGTGGCGCAGGAGGATCTGGTGGTGGAGGAACTGGTGGAACTTCTAAAAACCCAGCCCCAAGTGTTCCCTCTCAATCAGGAACAGCAGGTTCAGCAAATACTGGTGGTGGTGGAGGTGGAGCTGGTTATAGTGTGAATAATGATGTTGACAGTAATGGTGGCACAGGTGGTAAAGGAATCGTTATAATAAGATACAAATTTCAATAGGGAAACATTATAAATAGTATTAAGAGAGAATTTATATGGCACTAACAAAAGTAACAAGATCAGGTTTAACGGATAATTCAGTCAACGCTGCCAAGATAGAAGATGGTACAGTTGTTGATGCTGATATTACTCCAGGTACACTTACAGTTGCTAAACTAGCAAGTACACTAGATTTATCAAGTAAAACTGTAACACTACCAAATACAAGTGTTACAAATGGTATGTTAGCAGGTTCAATCGCTAACGCAAAATTAGCTAACTCATCTATTACAATCAATGGTGCGGCAACAGCATTAGGTGGTTCAGTTTCTGCTGGTAGTATTGCGTGGCAATCTGTAATTACTAGTAATACAACAATGGTCGCTGGTAGAGGTTATTTTGTAAATACAACTTCAGGCGCAATATCAATGACATTACCTTCAGGAGGAACTGCTGGTGATACCATAGCGATTAAAGATTACGCAGGTACTTTTGGTAGTAACAAATTAACTATTTTAAGAAATGGTCATAAGATACAAGGTGTCGCTAATGATGGATTAATTGGAACTGCTAGAGCTAGTCTTGTTTTAGTTTACATTGACGCAACAAAAGGTTGGTTATATACAAACGAATCAAATGTGGCTGATTTACAACTAACTCAATTTACAGAAGCAACAGGTGGTACAGTTGCAACTTCAGGTGATTTTAAAATTCATAGTTTTACAGGTGATGGAAACTTTGTAGTGGGACAAATAGGTATAGCAGCTGGAGGTTCAGGTGGACCTAGTAATGTTGATTATTTAGTTTTAGCAGGTGGTGGTGGAGGTGGAAGCGGTATTGGTGGTGCTGGTGGAGGTGGCGCAGGTGGTTATAGAACAACCTTTCCAAGTCCATCTTGTAACGCTGGTGCTTTTCCTGTTGCAGTACAAACTTATCCTATTACAGTAGGTGCTGGTGGAACTTGGCCCACACCAGGTTCTCCTTCGGTTTTTAGTACAATTACATCAGCAGGTGGTGGATCAGGTGGTGGTCCTTGTGGACCTGCTGGACAAAATGGTGGTTCTGGTGGTGGTGGTGCAGGAACAAATCACAATGCTGCAGGAACTGGAAATACACCTCCAGTATCTCCTTCTCAAGGTAATAATGGTGGAACAGCAACTTATAGTCAACCAAATACAGGTTGTACAGCTACTCAGACTGGTGGTGGTGGAGGGGGAATAAACGCTGTAGGAGGTAGTGCTCCTGGACCTTCTCCTGGACCTAAATGTGCAGGTAGTGGAGGAGCTGGTATAGAAAGTACAATTACAGGATCTGGTGTTGGAAGAGCTGGTGGTGGCGGAGGTGGTGCTGCTGATGCACCTGGAGGAGCTAATAACGGAAACCGTGCCAATGGTGGTTCTGGTGGTGGTGGTAATGGAACAGATGCTAGAAACGCAGGATCTGCTGGTACAGCAAATACTGGTGGAGGTGGTGGTGGTAATGGATATCCTAATCCTCAAGGAAGTAAAGCTGGTGGAAAAGGTATAGTTATAATAAGATACAAATTTCAATAACTAATTTTTAATTAGTCACTAAATAATATTATGAAAGTAATTGATAATTTTTTAGATAAAGAATCTTTTGAAAAGATTAAAAACAGCATTGTAAACAATCCTTTTTTTCCTTGGTATTTTTCTGAATTCACAGATTATTTAAATGAAAAAGGTTTAGAAAAAGGTAAATATACTCACGCATTTTATCATCAAAATAAACCAAATTCTCAACACTACGATATACTTTTACCTCTTATAGAAAAATTAAAATGTACTTCTCTAATTAACATTAAAATAAACTCTACTAGTTACGCTACAAAAATTAAAGAGGGGACATATCATTGTGATTATAATTTTAAATGTAAAACAGCTGTATATTATTTGAATACAAATGATGGTTATACAAAATTTCAAAAAGATAATAAGATAATACAATCAATAGAAAATAGAATGGTTATCTTTAATTCTAATTTAAAACATCTAGGAACAAATACAACTGATTCTAAAAGAAGATTAGTATTGAATTTTAATTATTTTTAATATATAATCATCTAAAATTTTGACTATATAACACTTATAAATATACTAAAAGGAGATTATATGGCCGTCACACAAAGTCAAAACATTAATTTAGTAGTAGATCAAGGCGCAGATTTTAGTAAGAATTTAACTGTCACAACAGATGGGTCAACTGCTTACGATATATCTGGTCGTACTTTTA